CATTTTCTCAGGTGGATTTTCTTTTTCAAACCTGAAAGTGAATGTTGGTTCGAGTGGGTGCCATATAAACCGTGTACCGTGCTCGTGGGCATTTTGTTCATTACGTTCTGCGCCCATTTGGTCGCCTTGGCCAATTCTTATAAATGGGCTGAAGACAGGATAAGGACGAACCTAGCTGCTAGGAATACACTTGGATCTGATATAGCAAATAGGCGTAGAGACCAGATCATGGCATATGGAATTGTCATAGGTACTGGGGCTGCAGGTCTCTGGATACTTTTCCAGGGATTGAAAGCTGTCCAAAGCACATGGGAGATGGGCTTATGGAAAGTGATTTGTAGTCTCACTGGAATGATTTTTGAGGATGAAACACAGAAGAGTGTTGGAAGCAAGAAACCCACTTTGGCGATTAGGCCCAATGACGCTGATTATACTGAGGGACTCCCATTTCATCATGGAGTATCCCTGAGTGTTCCCTCCACTGAGGAAGAACAGGTCATTAGGAATGCCGTCGAAAGTCAGTGGGCTACACCGTCTGTTCTTAAGTTAGATATGGGTGAGGTGAGTAAGACCATGACTATGGAACAGGCATCTGCTAAGGTGGCAAGGAACTTGTACTACTTTGACGTTTATGCTAAGGGTAGTAAGATTTCAGAATCATCAGGCAATTTGTTGGTAATAGAACCATGCCTTGCGCTCGTCAATGCCCATTATTTTGATGAGCTGCAGGAAGGGAGATTTTATCTAACAGGTTTTCGTCAGAAGAATGATCTTAATAGGTGTTTTAGATTCGATTTTTCGCCAGGAACTTATTTTAAGGTTCCTGGGACTGACGTGGCCCTGATCAATTGCTATGGAGCAGATACTACTGTGCCCATTATCACTCAGCTCTTCATGAAGGAGTGGAATCCCAACCAGAAGGATCCAATTCGGTTCCAACTGTTGTATAGGGATAAAGATGGTGATTTGCAGACCAACTTGGGGAGTCTTGTTAATTGCAAGCTTCAGGTGCCAGGTAAACCTGTGATAGAAGGGGGCCGTTACATATGTGGGACTCAGAAATGTTTTCCAGGTCTATGTGGTGCTCCTCTCGTCGTGGGTGGTAATGGATGTGCAATAGCAGGAATCCATTCCGCTGGTTTTACGCATGAGACCTACAAGGGTTATTATGCGTCTGTAACGTTGGATCATATCAATCAGGCCAAAGAGTATTTCAAGTCTCAGAAGGGACGTATGGTACTCCCACAGATGACTGCGCCAAAGGAGAATGTGTATGGAAGCGGGAACACTTTTGGTGATACCATTCACCCAAAGCATGCTCTCAATTTCCAAGAAACTGAGTGTGCTTCGGTACTTCCTGTTGCCACAACTCAGCCGGAGGTACCATTGCAATCCGGATTTACACGCTCACCTATTGGTAAAGAAGTTTGTGAGGCCTTTGATGTTAAGGATGACTATGTTCCGCCAGATGTCAAGCCGGGTTGGAAACCCATCCAGCTTTTTCTCAAGAAAGCTGAGGCTGACACTACGGAGTTCAACAATGAAACTTCGCAGAAGGCATATCAACAATATATGGAACATATTGAACCAGTGTTCAAAGCACATCAGCACCATAAAATTGGTCCATTGGACGTTGACAAGGCCCTGAATGGTATAGATGGGCGAAGATTTATGAAAGGATTGGTGATTAGCACCAGTGTTGGTCCCCCTGGAACTGGGAATAAGGAGCAGGCTTTTGTGAATGGAAAGGAGATGCCCAGGGTGCTCAAGAAAGAGTATCAAGATGAGCTCCAGGAGGCTCATGAGATGTTGGAAAAGGGAGAGATGTTGCCATATACGGCACGCCAGTTCTGTAAAGACGAGCCGTATGAGAAGCGTAAGTCAAGGAGAATAACTTGCGTGAATCTTGTGGTGAACATTCTTACTAGGATGTATTTCCTACCTATTATTGAATTGATTCAGATGAACCCGATATTGTTCTGCTGTGCCGTTGGTATCAATGCTGGCGGTCCTGAGTGGGAGCACTTGATGGCGTACGTTATTACGTGGGGCATTGAACGGATTATTGCCTTTGACCATTCAAGCTTCGATATCAATGTTGATCCAGCAGATTTAGGTTTGGCTATAGACATATTGATAGACATTGCAAGATTATGTGGATATCCTGAGTGGGCTTTTCCTATAATGCGCACTTTGGGCAAGTGGTTCATGGCTCCAAAGGTTGAGATTGATGGTGTTGTAGTCGTATTTTTACGTGGAATTTGGATTTCCGGTGTTCCTCTCACCGTGATTGTCAATTCCATTGTGAATCTCCTGTATCAGATCAGATTTTTCATTGAAATTTACCCAGATCATAAATTCTTCGATGTTGTGTCCCCCACGACGTTCGGAGATGATGGTCTTGGTTCAGTGAAACCTGGCTTTGAGAAGTTCAATGCGGTGAATTTTTCAAAGTGGTTGGAGAAACACGGGCGAAAGATCACCTCCCCAAATAAGAAAGATGAACTGAAGGAGTTTTATCATCTTTCCGAAGTGGACTATCTGAAAAGGTTTTCGAATTACATTCCGGAAATTGATTGCACTGTTGGAGCATTAGATTGGCAGACGCTTTTCAAGCCGCTAATCGTGATGATCCATAAGAAGGGCAATGGTTTGACAAAGGATCAACAGATCTGCGCAAACATTGACTCTGTGCTTTTTGAAGCTTTCTTCCATGGACGAGAGAAGTACGAGGACATTAGGAAGAAGCTTAGAGTGATTGCTGAGAATCACAAATATGTAGGCTGGATCCTCACTTTAGACGTTACGTTCGACCAGCGCGTTGAAAAGTGGATTAAGGATCACAAGCGTCAGGCAATTTATTACAAGACGCTGAGAGGCCTACCAATTCCCCGAGCCTACCTTGGGGATGAGTCGTAAGATCAGAAGTTAAAGAGAGGGGCATGGTATTGGTTACTGAGGACAAATTGGTGTGAATTGTCCGACAGCTTGCCATGTCAGGGAGGGATTATGTCCCATGCGTTATTTAGCGCTTACCCGTTAGCAC